GAGAAAGCCTCAAGCAAGAATGATATGGACTTAGACGAGGTAGACATTGACGGTGTGGTTGATGTTGAGTTTGAAGAAGAGGTAGCGTAATGAACCACCCTGCTGAACTGGCACTGCATCAGTATCTTGAGAACGCTGTAACAGGCAAATCAAGTATGTCACAAGACACAATCAAACAGATTGCTGACGATGTGATGGCTGCTGCTGAACGCCAGTTTGGTGGGGGTAACAAGCGTGACAAGTTTGGTCTACGTATGTCAAATGTAGGTAGGCCAACCTGTCAACTCTGGTACGATAAGAATAAGCCAGAGGTAGCGTTACCCTTTCCAACAACATTCGTAATGAACATGATGATTGGCGATATTGTCGAGGCTGTGTTCAAAGGTATACTCAAGGAAGCAGGAGTTAAATATGAGGACACGGACAAGGTTACTCTTGACCTTGGTGACGATAGTGTTTCTGGTTCTTATGACCTTATCGTTGATGGTGCAGTTGATGATATTAAATCAGCTTCAGACTGGTCATACAGAAACAAGTTTGAATCCTATGACACCCTTGCAAGTGGTGATGGGTTTGGATACGTAGCACAGCTTGCTGGTTACGCCAAAGCTGCAGGCAAGAAGGTAGGTGGCTGGTGGGTAGTGAACAAGGCCAACGGTCAGTTCAAGTATGTACCAGCTACAGGGTTAGACTTGGATACAGAAGTATCTAAGATTAAAGCTACAGTAGATAAAGTAAAGGAGAACAAGTTTGAAAGATGTTTTGAACCAGTGCCTGAGACTTTTCGTGGCAAGCCCACAGGTAATAAAGTCCTTAATGACGGATGTAAATTCTGCAGCTATCGTTTTGATTGTTGGGATAATATTACTGAACGCCCTGCTGTAAAGTCACAGGCAAAAAACCCGCCCATTGTGGCATATGTTGAACTAGCAAAGGAGTACACAGATGGATATTGAACTTAATGAACTTGCAGAGCAAATAAAGGAAGCGGAACGGCAACTTGTAGAACTTCGCAAGGAATATCGTGAACGGAAGACTGCAGGTCTACGTGCGGCGATCTCAGCACGTAATGAAGCAGATAAAGTTTTGCGGGAAGAACTACAGGCTTTAGGTTATCGCAATCCATTTATTCAATGGCGTGACATTGCCTAACGCAAAACAATTTAGGGCAGCACGAAAGTATGGGTATCGTAGCGGTCTGGAACTAAAGGTATCTGACTACCTAACCGAACTCAAAGTAGACTTCTTGTATGAGCAAGTAAAGATTGAGTGGGAAGACCTAGCGTACAGAACCTACACACCAGACTTCGTGCTGTCCAACGGCATCATTATTGAAACAAAGGGTATGTTCACTGCAGCAGATAGACGTAAGCATCTGGCTATTAAAAAGCAGCATCCTAACTTGGATATTCGTTTTGTGTTTGAAAGTAGCAAACGCAAGTTACGTAAGGGTGCTAAGTCTACCTACGGTGAATGGTGTATCAAGTATGGCTTTAGATACTACGACAGGATCATTCCTGAAGATTGGTTGAAGGAGAAGGGTAAGAACAAGCACCCAAAGTTTATTAAGTTTGGCGGCACAAAAGTGAAAAGGAGATAACTATGAGTATGATGGAGAAACTAGCTAAAGAAGTAAACGAGGAAGATTTCCTTATCCGTGTCAGGCCATTCGCTAATGACGAGGGTAGGTGGTCAGGTGAAGTTGACATATCTATTATGGCTATGCCAGACAATCCTATGGATGATGAAGACTATTATCAGGTCATGCACTTTGCAAAGATGATGTGCGCTGCAGTACCTGTCATGGAAGAAGTAGAAGAGTTACGCAATATTGTACACGAATATGTAACAAAAGTTATTGACACGGAGATGGATATTGATGTAGAACTAGAGGAAGAAGCCGGTGTCGAAAGGACATACGATGGCAATGTAGTACATCTTCACTTTAACACAAAGACAGGGGGTTCAGCATGAGTAGACACGAAAAGTTTATGAAGTTAATGAGGGAACAAGAGGAGTTAAAGATGGCACAAGCAAATAAACAATCAGATGTAAAACAAATGTGGCCTTCAGCAGATTCTGTTGATATGGTAAACAGTCCACCTCATTATAATCAGACAGGCATTGAGTGTATTCACGCTATCTCTGCTGCTACTGGTGATGGGTTCAAGTACTATCTGCAAGGCAACATTATGAAATACCTATGGCGTTTTGACTACAAAGACAAACCACTAGAAGACTTGAAGAAAGCACAGTGGTATCTGGACAAGTTGATTGAAGAGGTAATGGCAAGTGATAAGAGTTAAAATGTTTATTACCCTTGATGTAGATGAAGAAGAATACCCTATCCCCGCTGATGGTCGAGTAGGTGAGGAGTTAGAAGACGGCATACAAGAATACTTCTATGACATAGAAGGTGCCACCATCAGAAACATTAGAACAATAACGGAGTAAAGAGATGATTAGTAACGCATTACCAACAGACTATCAAAACTTCATAGCACTTTCACGCTATGCAAGATGGAAAGAAGACGAACAGCGAAGGGAAACATGGGGTGAAACTGTCGCAAGATACTTTGATTATATGGCTGACCATTTGCTTAATAACAATGGCTATAAGCTACCAGATACACTGAGAGGTGAACTGGAAGAAGCTGTACTCAACCAGTCTATCATGCCTTCTATGAGAGCATTGATGACTGCTGGGCCAGCACTAGACCGCTGCCACGTAGGTGGATACAACTGTTCCTACGTACCTGTAGATAGCCCTCGTGCCTTCGATGAGTCGATGTACATTCTTATGTGTGGCACTGGCGTTGGCTTCAGCGTTGAGCGTCACTGCATTGAGAAGCTACCTATGGTTAGCGAAGAGTTCCACGATACAGACACAGTAATCAAGGTAGGTGATTCACGTCCGGGTTGGGCTAAGTCACTGAAGGAATTGATTGCTATGCTGTACACTGGACAGATACCTAAGTTCGATGTCAGCGAAGTACGTCCTGCTGGCGCACGGCTAAAGACTTTTGGTGGTCGTGCATCAGGTCCACAGCCACTCATTGAACTATTTGAGTTTTGTATTCAAAAGTTCAAGGGTGCTGCTGGACGTAGGCTATACCCAATCGAATGTCACGACATCATGTGTAAGATTGGTGAGGTTGTAGTTGTCGGTGGTGTACGCCGTAGTGCTTTGATTTCATTGTCTAATCTTAATGATGACCAGATGGCACATGCCAAGTCAGGTCAGTGGTGGGAGAATGAAGGTCAACGTGCGCTGGCTAATAACTCTGTAGCGTATAAGACTAAGCCTGAGATGGGTACGTTCATGCGTGAGTGGCTATCGTTGTATGATAGTAAGTCAGGTGAGCGTGGCATATTTAATCGCCAGTCTGCTAAGAAACAGGCAGCTAAGAATGGTAGGCGTGAGACAGAACATGATTTCGGTTGCAACCCTTGCAGTGAAATTATCTTGCGTCCATATCAGTTCTGTAACTTGTCTGAAGTAGTAGTACGTGAGTCAGATACTCTTGCTACACTGAAAGAGAAGGTGCGACTAGCTACCATCTTAGGTACATTCCAAGCAACATTAACGAACTTCAAGTATCTGCGTAAGATTTGGCAGAAGAATACAGAGGAAGAACGGTTGCTTGGTGTGTCGCTGACAGGTATCATGGATAATACTTTAACATCTACCACTGGTGGTAAGCTAGAGACTGCGCTAGAGATACTACGATCAGAGGCAGTAATTGTTAACGAAGCAATGTCTAAGCAGCTTAAAATACCACAGTCTACTGCTGTTACCTGTGTGAAGCCTAGCGGCACTGTGTCGCAGCTTACTGATGCAGCCAGTGGTATTCACGCACGTCACAATCCGTACTACATTCGTACAGTACGTGGCGACAACAAAGACCCACTGACGCAGTTCTTGATTGCTGAAGGTATCCCAGCGGAGCCTGACGTAATGAAGCCTGATAGCACTACAGTGTTTAGTTTCCCAATGAAGTCACCTAAAGGTGCGGTAACACGTACTCAAATGACTGCCATTGAACAGCTTGAACTGTGGCTTACTTATCAGCGTCACTGGTGTGAACACAAGCCTTCAGTCACTATCTCAGTCAAAGAGAATGAGTGGATGGATGTGGGTGCTTGGGTTTACAAACACTTCGATGAGGTGTCAGGTATTAGCTTCCTGCCATTCAGCGAACACACATATCAGCAAGCACCTTATCAGGACATTGATGCTGAACAGTACGCTGAGTTCAAGAAGAAGATGCCTAAGAAAGTAGACTGGTCTAAGCTGAGTGACTTTGAAAAAGAGGACACAACTTCAGGTGGGCGTGAGTTAGCCTGTACTGCAGGGGTGTGTGAAATAGTTGACATCGCAGCAGCTTAGTGGTAAGTTAGTGTGGAAGCGTGGGGATGGTTGGGTACAGTTCAATCCCCCACGTAGTCACCCTAGCTATGAAGAATGGCAGAAACTTAAACAAAAACAGAAGGAGAATGAAAATGAATGACGAAAAACAAATGATTACTATTGACGGTAAAGAGTACGACTATGACGAACTAGAAAACAATGAACAATATCTAGTGAATCAGATTCGTGATTTGAATACGAAGGTTGCTCAAGCACAGTTTGGTATTGACCAGTTGCGAGCAGCACAAGACGCTTTCACCAAGATGCTAGTGGCTTCTGTGAACGAACCAAAAACTGAAACTGACTCAGGAGAGTAGTAATGTACACATGTAATTCGTGTGGTGTCCAATTAAATGAATCTAATTGGGCTGATTCATGGAAAGAAAAGGGACGTACACAATGTAAGTCCTGTTCACAACAGTACAATAATTATTCTAATAAACGGCGTATGTATATCAATGGTAAATACATACCACAAAAACATCCTTTGTGGAAACCCGGAAGATACAAGTCATTAGACGATGCATGGTCACATGAGCAAATTGAACGTACTAGTGAGGGTGAAGTATACGCTATTGTTAATCCAGCTTTTCCTGATTGGGTTAAGGTGGGCAAGGCTGTTAATGCTGACGATAGGTGTAATGGGTATCAGACATCTTCGCCTTTCCGTGACTACTCTATTATTGCCAGACTAAGTACGGACAATCGGCACGAGAAAGAGATTGAGATGCATAGGATATTTACACACTTCTCAGAAGATCGTAAGGGTGAATGGTTTAGGATTGATAAACTAAAAGCCATTAAGATTTTCAACCACCAAGCTAAGACGTTTTTCAAACAGCTATCGAAAGGATTAGAAGATGCGGCGTAACGGACTAAGTAAGTACGATGCACCATTACGGATTCAATTTGAGTGGGGACAGGAAGCCTTCAAAAAAGGTAGACTAACCTGCCCAATTGATTCCAATACAATGCAAGCAAGGGAATGGCAGCGAGGTTGGGATACTGCCTACCATGTGAATCTACAAAAGGTACAACGAGATGAACAAGCTAGAGCAAGAGGCTAAGCAGTGG